TTATATAAGCAATTATTTTCCTAATATATATTTAGATTTTTTTTTTAAAAAAATTCCTTAATAAATTAAAGGAAAATTATATGTATTTAAAAGTACAATGATTTTAGACTTTTATAATTCATTGTAGCATTGTACAATGAATTATAAATATATACAATGTATAATGTACAATAAATTATTTATTAATATTATTAATTATCATTGTATAATTATTGATATAATAAAATAATTTTTTTTTTATTGGTATCATTACATTATATTTTAAAATAATATTAATTTGTTGTATAAACACAATATTCATTTATTATTATTTTATTTTATTGATATCAATGTATTTAAAACATCATTGATGATTAAAAATATATAATATGTGTTTTATTGATAACAATGAATATAAATATATTTTTGTATTTGTTGATAATATAATATAAAAACATACAAAAATGATATATTTATTGATATCATTGATTTTAAAAATATAAATTGTAAATGATCAATAATATATTAAATTTATTAATGGTGTATTTTTATCAATGAATTATTTTTATTTAAATTATTATACAATAACATTGGTATTTGATATTATTAGTGGCCGGGCTTGTACAATTGTATTTTATAATTTATTTTTTATAAGATAAATTTATTGTTAAATAAAAGTGATATTATAATATATAATGTATAATATAAAATTTACGGAGATTACTAAGATAAAAAAACATCGTTTTTTTATCATAAAATGATTATTATTAAATGATTATTTATAAAATGATTATTTATTTGTTCTATTTCAAAAAATAAAAAAAATTGATTTAATTTATAATACTAAAATACTATAATACTAAAATACCATAAAAATGTGTATTCATCCAGATTGTAAAAAACATCCTGTTTATAATAATGAAGGAGGAAAAAAAGCTTTATATTGTGTTACTCATAAAAAAGAAGACATGATTGATGTAAAATCTAGAAGGTGTATTCATCCAGATTGTAAAAAACATCCTGTTTATAATAATGAAGGAGAAAAAAAAGCTTTATATTGTATTACTCATAAAAAAGAAGTCATGATTAATGTAATATCTAAAATTTGTATTCATCCAGATTGTAAAAAACTACCAAGTTATAATAATGAAGGAGAAAAAAAAGCTTTATATTGTGTTACTCATAAAAAAGAAGACATGATTGATGTTAAACATAAGACTTGTATTTATCCTGATTGTAAAAAACAATCAAATTATAATAATGAAGGAGAAAAAAAAGCTTTATATTGTATTACTCATAAAAAAGAAGATATGGTAGATATCATGAATAAAAAATGTATTCATCCAGATTGTAAAAAAATACCAAGTTATAATAATGAAGGTGAAAAAAAAGCTTTATATTGTTTTACTCATAAAAAAGAAAATATGATTAATGTAATATCTAAAACGTGTATTCATCCTAATTGTAAAAAACAACCTAATTATAATAATGAAGGTGAAGAAAAAGGTTTATATTGTCTTACTCATAAAAAAGAAAATATGATTAATGTAATATCTAAAACTTGTAAAAGTGAATGGTGTAATACAATAGTAACAGAAAAATATAATGGATATTGTCTATTTTGCTTTATAAATTTATTTCCTGATAAACCTGTATCAAGGAATTATAAAACAAAAGAATATGCTGTTGTAGAATTTGTTAAAAACAAATTTTCAAATTTATCATGGATAGCAGATAAAAGAATTCAAGATGGTTGTTCTAAAAAACGTCCAGATTTATTATTAGATTTAGGATATCAACTAATAATTATTGAAATAGATGAAAATCAACATATTAATTATGATTGTAGTTGTGAAAATAAAAGATTAATGGAATTATCTCAAGATGTTGAACATAGACCTATTATATTCATACGTTTTAATCCAGATGATTATAAAAAAGATGGTTTAAATATTACTTCTTGTTGGGGTGTTAATAAAAAAGGAATTTGTGTTGTTAAAAAATCAAAAGTTAATGAATGGGTTGAAAGATTAAATGCTTTAGAAGAAATAATAAATTATTGGGTTGATCCAATAAATAATACAAATAAAACAATTGAAATAATTCAGTTATTTTATAATGAATAAAAAGGTTTTTATTATAAATTTATTCTTACAAATTTATTGGACAAAATATTTTATTTAATTCCATAATTCTACAATAACAATGATGTGATCTTTGCAAGGGCCGGGGTTCGTAAAGTATTTTATAAAATTATTTTTATACAGTGAATGTATTCTTAAATAAAGATCATTTTTATAAATTTATTTTTATAAAAGTTATTTACGAAAGATTATATTATATTTGAAAAACGATGTTTTTCAAATTAAATCTTATTTTTAAACTACAATGTTTTCAGTAGTCTAAAAATACATGAGAGGTAACTAGATTTTGCTGAAAAATGTTTTTTAAAAAAATTAAAAATGTTTTTTTTATAAAATTCATCGTTCTTTTTTATTTGTTCTTTTTTAAAAATATCATTTTTAAAATACAATGTTTTCCGTAGTCTGAAAATACACGAGTTGTGCATAGATTTTGCTGAAAAATATTTTTCTCTAAAAAATTTGAAAATATTTGAAAATATTTGTTTTTTTTTACTTATCGTTCTTTTTTCTCTGTATATTTTTCAAATTCTTATTTTTAAAGTACGTTGTTTTCTGTAGTCTGAAAATACCTGAGTTGTGCATAGATTTTGCTGAAAAATATTTTTCTAAAAAATCAGAACTGTTATAACTTTTTTTAAATTTTCACATTTTTCATTTTTCCTGATTTTTTATCTTTTTATTAATATTTTATTATACAAAATAATTATATTTAAAATCATTGATACTAAAACCGGTTAATTTTATTTTATTGTAAATAAATATTTTTAAATTTTTTATATATATTGTGTTTGTTAACATTAATATTAATTTTTATAAAATAACACAAATAAAAGCGGTTATAAAAGCGGTTAATTAACCGCTTTTTAAAAAATGTAATTAAAAATGTTTTGATTTTGAAAAATTGAAATTCTAAAATTTAAATTTTCATTTTCTAAAATTAAATACTCCAAATCACATTTTTTTAAAAGCGGTTAATTAACCGCTTTTATAACCGCTTTTTTTATATATTTTAAAAATATAAAGTATATTTTTATTTTATTCTTATTTAATACAATATATTAAAAATATTTTTAGATAAATTATACAATAAAAAAAACCGGTTAAAAATATATTTTTTATAAAAAAACAACTTAAAAATAAAATATAATATATATTTATAAACAATGTCTACATATAAATGCCATAGATGTGATTATATTACTGATCATAAATCAAATATTTATAATCATTTTTTAGCGAGAAAAAAAAAATGTGCATTATCTGTTTTTGGATTAAAATATAATAATGATGAATTAATTAAATATTCACTTTGTAAAAAAAGTGATCATGATAAATTCTCAAATAGAACTTCTAAATATAATATTTCTAAAAGTACATCAGAATTTATTGATGAATTAAAGTATTCATATAAAAATAGTTTAAGAACTTGTAGATTTTGCAATAAAAGTTTTGAAAAGTATTGTAATTTAGAATATCATTTATTTGAGTGTATTGAAATTAACGACGATGATATTAAAAATAATATTATTAATATTGATAATAGTATTAATAATAATGATAATAGTATTACAAATAACAATAATATAACAAATAATATAAATAATAATATAAATAATTATCATATTCATTTTGATAATAAAAAACTAATATCATTTAATGATGAATGGAATACAGATCATCTTAATATTGATAAAAAAATATGTCTATTTTTAAGCACATTCAAGTTTACAAAAACACTCGAATGCATATTAGAAAATGATACTAACAAAAATATTCTTATGAATAATGATAATAAAACAGCTATAATATATAATGGTAATGATGAAAATCAATTTGATACATTAAATTCAGAAGATATATTAAAAAAATCAATTATGAAATTATATAAACATTTGAAAGATTTTGAAGATGAAATCATTCAAACTAATATCAAAGATTATCTTATACCAACAAAATTGATAAATCAATCATCTAAAATATTAGATGATAGAATTAATGATTATAAAAAAAATGATACTACAAAAGAATCTGTTAATAATTTAATTTCAAATATATTTAATAAATATAAAGATCATGTAAAAGATAAATACATTGAAATAGCTAATGATAATGAAATAATAGGCTTCTAAAATCATTTATTATTAATTTAATAATAAATTTTTATTAAATTATTTTATTAAAAATAAAGCTTCATTTTATAAAAATATTTATAAAAATTATTTAATAAAAATTATAGTCTTGTTAAAAAAAAAATCGCTTTACCAGAGAAATAGCACTCTTTTACTTTGTATTTTATTAAGATCACCTTTAATATAACACCTTTCAAAATCTTAGGCACTTTGGCACTTCTTATTTCACACATTTATAAAGTTCACCCTTTAATATAACACCCTTTGCCCAATTCCGCCTTTAGGAAAAAACATCGTTTTTTCCGAGCAATAGCACCTTTTTACTGTGTATTTTATAAAGATCACCGCTTTAATATATCACCCTTTTCCCGCCAATTCCGCCTTTAGGAAAAAACATCGTTTTTTCCGAGCAATAACACCTTTTTACTGTGTATTTTATAAAGATCATCCTTTATCACCCTTTGCCCAATTCCGCCTTTAGGAAAAAACATCGTTTTTTCCGAGCAATAGCACTCTTTTACTGTGTATTTTATAAAGATCATCCTTTATTACCCTTTGCCCAATTCCGCCTTTAGGAAAAAACATCGTTTTTTCCGAGCAATAGCACTCTTTTACTGTCTATTTTTATAAGATCATCCTTTATCACCCTTTGCCCAATTTCCGAGCAATAGCACCTTTTTACTGTGTAATTTATAAATCATATTTAATATAACAGCATTCAAAATCTTAGGCACTTAGGCACATCTTATTTTAGATAATTTAAGATTATTCAGTTTTTTTAATTTTTAAAAATAAAATTAAAAATTAAAATATATATTATTTTTTTTTCATATTCTATTTACATATAAAATTACTCTTTTATTATACTAATTAGTACTTTATTTAATATATTTATATCATTATAAAATAATGAAAATTATTGGATATTTACATATTTGTCAAAAAGGTAAATGGATAAAATCATTTGATATCATTTTTAATTATATAAAAAATTATGGACTATATGATCTTACATCAGAAATAAGATTAGGTATTATTAATGATAATCATAATTTAATACACAATTTCAGATTTTTTGATACTAAATTTAAAGTATTTTTTTTTGGTAATTCTACTCTATACGAAAGACCGACACTACTACATATGAAAAATAGTTGTACAACAGATGGAGATGATGTTTATTATTGGTATTTACACACAAAAGGATTAAGACATTTCGACACACATAGAGAAAGTTATGTTATAGATTGGATAAAACTTATGTTATATTGGAATATAAGAAAATGGAACTTAGCCCTTGAAAAATTAAAAATACATGATACATACGGATGTAATGTTCTAGATGAAACATTTTATTCTGGTAATTTTTGGTGGGCTACTTCAAAACATATTAATAATCTTCCATCAACTATACCCGAACATTATATTGCACCTGAAGAATGGGTTTTTAAAATACATACAAATTATTGCGAAATATATTCAAGTTATATTCAAGGTGAAGGACATTATAATATGAATTTCCCAGAATCTAACTATATGTCAAATGATGAATTAAAAAAAATTTTACCACTCGATTTTTATATTGATACTTATAAAATATATCACCCTAATATTAATTATAATAATGAAGACTATATTAATGATTATTTTTTAAATGGTATACATACAAATATAAAGTATACTAGGGAACTTATACACAATAATATAATAAATAAAATTAAAGAAGATTTTGATGAAGAATTTTATAAAAATAAATATAATTTACATAATTACTCAACTGAACAACTTATTGTTGATTGGTCTACTATTGGTAAATTTGAAAAAAGATTAATTAATAAAGATTTTAATATTCCAAAAGACTTTGATTATAAATTTTATAAATCATATTATAAAGATTTAAATAACTTAACAGATATTGAACTAATAATTCATTGGAATAAGTATGGAATAAATCAAAATAGAATATATAAAAATCTTCATAGAATTCCAGATGATTTTAATTACATAGATTATAAAAATAATTATCATGATCTTGATAATATGACAGAAGATGAACTAAAATATCACTGGTTAGAATATGGTAAAAAAGAGAAGAGAACTTATAAAAAAATAAATTACGATATTGATTATAAATTTTATAGAAATAATTATAATGATTTAAAATCTTTAACTGATAAAGAACTTTTAAATCATTGGATAAATCATGGAAAAGCTGAAGGTAGAATAAGTAAAAATAATGCTCCTCATGATTTTGACTATAAATTTTATAAAAATAAATATAAAGATTTAAAAAATTTTAATAAGACTCAATTATTAAATCATTGGATTAATTATGGTTCTAAAGAAGGTAGAGTATATAAATAGATTTATAAATTATAAAAAATATAATAAAAAGTATATTCTAAATAATTTATTAATAAAAAACTATATACTCATATTATATATATGATATATGATATAATAATAATTGGATCTGGAACATCTGCACTATATACTGCTCTAAAGATAATATATAAATATTCTTTAAAAAATATTCTTATTATTGAAAAAAATAAAAAACAATTATTAGGGGGACGTGCTGGTAATGATATATTTCATAATACACAAATTGTTACAGGAGCGGGAGTTGGTCGTAGATCGAAAGATAAACTTTTAATAAAATGGTTGCATGAACTTGGTATACAATATAGAGAGTACAAATCAGTAGTATCTTATGCAAAAACTTTTAAAAAAGTAGATATTCTTAAAATAATAGAAGAACTAAAAAAGTATAAAGATATTAAAGGTACATTTAAAGAATTTTTTATTAGTAAATTAGGTAAAGAATTATATAAAAAATTTTGCATATCAGTTGGTTATACAGATTATGAAAATGAAGATGCTTATGATACAATTTATAATTATGGAATGGATGATAATGTTGGAGGATGGACCGGATTAAGTATATCTTGGAAAAAATTAGTAGAGACTGCTTATAAAAAAATAGGTAAAGATAAGTTTAAATTTAATACTGAAGTATTAGAAATTAAAAAAAGTGTTTTACATAATGAATTATTTGATATTAGTACTAATAAGGGAATATTACATTGCAAAAAAATAATTATTGCAACTAATATCTCATCAGTTAGAAAACTACTACCAAATGAAAAAATTTATAAACAAATACATGGTCAACCTTTTCTACGTATTTATTGTAAATTTGATAAAAGGTCAAGTGAGATTATGAAAAAATATGTAAATAGTTATACTATAGTGCCAAATATACTTCAAAAAATTATACCTATTAGACAGAATAAAGGAATTTATATGATTGCATATAGTGATAATAAAAATGCATTAAAATTACATAATTATTTAATAAATAATAAAGATGTTAAAGAAATATTATGTAAATTAGCTGAAAAAGGGCTTGGTATTAATGAAGATTTAACAATAATAGATATTAAATATTTCTTTTGGCCATTAGGAACACACTATTATGAACCTCTTAATGATTATAAAACTAGAAAAGAGTTTATTAAAATTGCTCAACATCCTGATCCTAATATATTAGTCATTGGCGAACTTATTAGCCAAAAGCAAGGATGGACAGAAGGTGCTTTAGAAAGTACAAGGGTTGTTACTGAAAAATGGTTAACATAATAATTCTTTATTTTGGACGACCCATAGCTACTGCAGTTCCTAATAATGCTGCAGCACCTAATCCCACTGCAGCAGTACCGGCAGCATTTTCTGGATTTTCCTTAGCATATTTAATAAAATTTTTCGCACCTTCTTTTAATCTTGGATCTATTTTCATTCCTTGATTTTCAGCAAAACTTGTTATGGAGTTACCAAATTTACTTTTTACGGAGCTACCAAATTTACTTTTTACGGAGCTACCAAATTTACTTGTCATAGAGCTTACAGTTGCTAGTCCAAATTTACTTGTCATAGAGCTTGCTTTATTTATCTTTCCATTTCCTGTAACTTGATTTCCTGTTCCATTTTTTACATTACTTCTATTATTTTTATTATTTCCATTTTTACCTACATTTACTGGTACATTTCCATTTTTACCTATATTTACTTGTACATTTCCATTTTTACCTATATTTACTTGTACATTTCCATTTCTACTTGTACCTGTATTTTTTGTTCCATTTTTTACATTACTTCCATTATTTCTTTTACTAGTATTATTAGAACTACCTGAAAATAAATTTCACATATTATAATAGTTTATCATATTTTTTATTAAATTAAATCATAATAAAATCATTTTTAATTATATTAATATAATTAAAATAAATGATCAGTATTACTGTTTCTGAAAATTATAATAATAATAAACTTAATGAATTATTAGCATTAAATGATCCTAATATAAATGAAAATATTCTAAATTTTGGCACATCAACATATCTTAATCAAGAATATATAATTAAGAATGACAATACCTACTTAGAACAAATTAAAGAAAAAGATAAAATAATTGAAAATCTTAGTAATCAATATGATAATGAATACATTGCAAAAATGAGAGAAAAAGATAAAATAATTGAAAATCTTAATAGTGCATATACCTTACAATATGAGGACAAGATTAAAGAATTAAATCAAATTATTAACAAACTTAAAAATGAAAAGATAACTGATATTGAAGAGCTAATTGACAAAGGAAAGAGAATAACGGAGCATGATTACGAAAAGATTTTGTATTTACATAATAAACAAAATATTGAATTAAAAGAGAAGAATGATGAATTATATAATAAAATTGATATGTTGAATAAAAAAATAATGGAAATATCTAAATACAAAGATGAAAGTAATTATATTAATATTACTCAAAATTTAGATGTATTAAATAATAAATTTAGTATCTATTTCGAAAAGATATTTAAAGAAAATACTGCAAAAGGGGCTTTTGGAGAAAATTTCATTCAAAACTACTTATCCGATAAGTTTTCAAATTCGCAAATTATTAATACATCAAAAGAGACAGCATGTGGCGATATTACCTTTATTTTTGACAATCTTAATTTATTAATAGAATCGAAAAATGTTCAAACTCTTAAAAAAGATGATATTGATAAATTTTATAGAGATATTGAAGTTCGAAGTGCAAAGAATGATATTAATAGTGCTTTGCTTGTATCACTTAATGATACAAATTTAGTTAATGGACATCGTATATTCCACTTTGAGATCAAAAATAATATTCCAATTATTATGATTAGTAACGTTTTTAATAATAATGAATTTATAAGAATGGCAATTATGATCCTAAACAATCTAATTAAAAAAAATATGTTTCAAAATAATTTTGATAATGATGAAGAGAAGATTAGTATATTAATAAAGGCAATTAATCAATTATTTGATAATATTAAACAGCAAATTTCATTACTAGAGCATGATAAGGGTTTAATTAATAAACTGCAAGAATCTTATAATAAGAGAGAGGCTGAAATATTTAATACAAATAAAATATTTACAGAATTATTTAGTAAAATTCCAAATATATGGAAAACTAATGATAATAAAGATAAGGAGAAGGATAATGAGAAAATATTGAATGATATTATTGATAAAATTAATATTAAATGTCAAGAAGATCCTAATTTTGTTATTTCAATAAAAAATATTGAAGGATTAGGATTTTCAAATAGTATTATTAAAAAAATTGGGGGAATACGTAAAATATCTTCTCAATTTAATAATATTACGCTTTGATTATGAGAATTATATGTTATGAAGAAATTATAATATTTTTAATAATATTACAAAAATATATTTAAATATAAAATAGACTGTTTATTTTTTTTTCTTTAAAGTTTTTACTTTACGTGGATTATTTTTTTTTCCACCACCTCCTTGAGAATTTGATGCCCTATTTCTTATTAAACTTACTATCCCACCTTTTCTTGGACTGAATAACGATGTTTTACTTTTATATGGAATTGTGGGCGCTAAACTTTGTACTATATTCTCAGCTGTCTTATTTCTTATTGGGTTTACATCGGTTCCCATAATAGTATTACGTTCATTAAACTCAATATTAGTCTCAGGATCATTTGATTTTTTAGGTTTTTTACTAAAATTAAAAGCACTTGTAAGTTTTGCAATAATAGATTGTTCAGGTGGTTGTGTTTGTGGTTTTGTTGAGTAATTTTTAGGTGGTGGTGTTTGTTGTGTTTGTGGTTTTGTTGAGTAATTTTTAGGTGGTGGTGTTTGTTGTGTTTGTTGTTTTGTTGT